CGGTATAGCTCACCCGCGCCGTAAACTTCATCAGCCCTTTGGTCGATTCGCCCACTATGATCGGATTATGGATCACGCTCTTACCTCCTGTACGGTCACATAAACACTGATTGCCGCCGAAGGCTTGGTCTGACACTGGAATGTCAGCGTATTTGCCGCCTGTCCTGTGCATTGAATACCCGCCGCGTTATATGCAGTCATACTCGCTGCGGCGGGCATTGGAAGAATCAACTGCGCACTTTCATTTGCCGATATGCCGGAAACCGTTACGTTTTGTGTATATGGAGCCGCGCTTCCACTCCAACCAGCTGCCGGAAGGGAAACAAGCGTCGCCTTGGGCTTTCCCGCTTCCACATCAGCCTTTCTCGCCACGTCGCCGTCATTTACCGGCGCGGGCAGATTGGTCACAGCGTTTCCGCCCATATCGACCGCGCCCGTCAGCGTACCGCCCGCGAGCTTGAGGTACCTTGCGTCCGCTTCCTCCTCCGTCATGCCGCCCGAGCCGCCGGATGAGGTTTCTTCGGTGAACTCAATCACATAGGGACCGGTCCCAAGGCTTTCCGCTATGTCAAGCTCACCGCCGTTTGATGCGGTTATTGTATTTTTTGTTTTGGCGATCGCTTCATCAATCTGTGGTCCTGTAAATGTTCCATTATATCCTTCGGTCGTTGGCATGTTATCACTCCCTCATGCAAAGATACGGCTTCCCATCCGCGCAGATATACATTGAACTGTCCTGCGGGATGTAATAGTAATTATCGTTCCAGCTTCCGTCCTCGCCTTGGGCATAAAGCGAAATCCGGTATTCCCCATCGCCTTTCAGCAGGAAATCGTCGTAAACATCAAACTGCCGCTGCGTATTAGCTGGGGTCTGGGAAAAGGACGCGATCAGCGCCCCTTTCCCTCTGCCCCAATCTTCGTCTACTTTCGTAGCGCGGCACTCAAAAGCCTGATAGGCTATATCCGACTGGAAAGCCACAATTACTTTGTCAAACCCCGAAACCGCCGAAATCTTTTCCCCCGTAATGGAGAATGTCAAATGGGGCGCGGCCATTACGCTACACTCCAAATGCCTGCGGCGGTCTTAACAAACACCTTGACGATCTTCACGCTGTCGCCAGAGGATGCAGTCTCAAGATCGGTGCCGGTAATAGTGACTTCGATGGGCGTAGTCTTAGGATAGCTGCCCTCGGAACCGCTCGTGTTAATGGAACCGGCAGTCGTGGGAATGACCGTACCTGCATCCTGCGTGGAACTGGTCTGCGGAACAACGCATACCTTGTATTCCGCGAAGTCAACATCACAGGTAAAGGTGATCTTGGACTTGTTGAAGCCCTCAACCTTGGAAATCTTCGTTTTGTCGGGACCGGTAATCGTCACAACCGGAACCGCAGTATTCAGCGTAATATCGTCCGATACTTCTTCGGTTTCATTGCCTACATCGTCGCGCACCTTGATATGTACGGTTTTCAAACCGTCTCCGCCTGTCAGGTTGACGCTCTTTGTCTTTGCAAAGGTTTCCCAGCTTGCCGACGCTTCTCCATCCACACCGTCAATGCCCCAAATCTTCATCTGGTAGCCGGTGGTTACTTCATCCGATAAGCCGATCGTCAGCTTGACCGCCGTACTGGTTGCGTACAGCGCTCCGTCATTAATACTTAACGTCAGGCCAGACGGAGCCGTGGTATCAAGGGTTAAGTTAAAATAACTTGCCATTTATTCATTCTCCTTTTCATCCGCATTCAGCTCGAGGTAAAAGCATCCTCCCTGGCGGGTATAAATGATTTCGTTTCCAATTGCTGCGGTTTTTATCCCCATATCCTTTATAAACAATTGGGATATTGCATCAGCACCGACACTTATCATCCCCTCACCCCCTGATCAGGTACAGCGTCCTTGCGTCCTTTTCAGGAAGCTCCTCATATTCCGCAAGGTCTAATACCTTTATCACGTTGATTTCTTTGGACGATACATTTCCCGATCCTGTACCACTCGGAAGCGGAACGTCGGATTCTTCGTATTCATGTGTGTCCGTGTTCCAGATCAGCCAAAATCCATTGTCGCCCGGCATCGGGGGATGGTCATTCAGTTCTTCCAGCCGCTTTTCATAGTCGGAGAACTCAGACGGAATCGTCGGCCACTGTGCATCCCCTGAAAGGCTGTCCGGTATGTATGGATAAATCTTGTTCGTGTGCCGGACAACATCCCCTTGTGTCCCTCTAAGCTGCATGGTGTAAGCCACGTTGCCGAATGCAAGCTGGTCGTCTGTCAGGACAGCACCAATGCCCTCATCCATTGGCGACAGGCGTATGATATTGAGGTTGTCCCCTACGGACACCAGCATGTCCCACTCGTATCCCTCCGGCAATTCACCGACAACATAGAGGGCGCGGGAGTTATTATCATACTGCCGTGCAATTACGTCACATGACGCGGAGAGCGTCCAGTTATCGAAAGTAATTTCAGGATAATTCACACTGTAGCCTCTCCCTCCAACGCCGCAATGCGGGTTTCAAGCTGCTGCACCTTTTCGGACAGTGAGACATTGGCTGCGGCCAGTGATACATTTGACGCAGCGATCTTATCCAGCAGCGTGTCTATATCTTCGCCGCTGTATTTGCTTGTGTAATATGACATATTCTCACCTCACACCACCAGTTGACGGCCGAATTTGTCCAAAAACAGCTTATTGTTTTTGTCTCTGAACGCACCGCCCAAGCTGCCCTCCTTGGGTTGGGAATAATACAGGATAACGCAGCCGTCGCCAGCCGCACCTCCTGGGCCTCCGGAACCGCCGCTGCCACCAGTTCCAACCCAGTCTGCCGATGGAACTGTACCGCGCGGATAACCGCCGCCACCGCCGCCACCGCCACCGGCTCCACCAATCCCGCCTTGCCCGGGCACTGATTCCTTTTCTGGCGGTATATTTGCCGCGCCTCCGTCGCCGCCTGCTCCACCAATACAGTGGTATCCTGGGCCATAGCCGGTAATACTATCCACCCAATCTACCATGCCATCATTACCATCTTCTCCGTTTCCACCGTTTGCAGCGCCGCCACCACCGCCGCCGCCTGCATAGCCGCTCTTCCCTGCGTGTGTTCCACTTTCCCGCTTTTTGTATTCGTAATTACCACCTTGCCCACCAATGAAGCTTAATACATCTGCACCATTAGAGGCTCGCGTAGCTGTTTCGCTTTTTGTTCCATCGCCGCCTTTACCACCTTCCATTCCGTTTTTCCCTTTGGCTGCATAGGTCACTTCTGTGAAAGGATCTGTAAATCCATTGGGCGATGAGGCTCCGCTTGCAGTAGACAAGGAGCCGAATGTTGTATCCGTTCCGTTTACTCCCGCAGCGCCTCCGATTCCTATGGTAATCGCAAAGGTGTCGCCTGGATTCACATTTAAAGTCGATTGAAGGATTCTCCCGCCATTTCCTCCCTCTCCGCCTTTTCCTCCAGCACCGCCTGTGCCTCCCTGGTTACTCTGTTTGCCATCTTCGCCTTTTTCTCCCGTTAATCCACCCTGTCCACCGCTGATCAACACAGCCCTGACACTTGTCACATTGTCCGGCACAGTCCAGTTACCCGAGGCAGTCAATATCTCCGATTTGTCGTAATACTCCACATCCCCAATGTTCTGCGGCTTGTACCCGACAAGGACTGTCTCGTTTGATTTCAGCTTTTTCGACATTGTGATATCCGAGGATTCAATGCAGCCCTCTACCGTACCGCCATATGGATGTACAATGCTCACCACATCGCCTGGGGATTCGCTTTGCACCAGCACATCGCTTACAATGCGCTCGTTGCAGGAATAGTAGTTTACAAGGCGGTCGGCAACGGCGTTTGAGTTGGCAAGCGAAACAAGCGTCGCGCTCTCAACCTTTACCACGCTGTCCGACTGGTCTATCAGGTCCCGCGTTTTCGGTGCGATATCCTTGATCACCTGTCTTGTGGTATGCACATACTTCTTGCCCGTCAGCTTCCCACTACCCGCAGTTACAATCGCGTAATTTGCACCGGATTCCGTAATCCTGAATCCGTCTGCAACAAGGTCATAACACGGCTCGTCAAATGTGATCTTATCGCCAGCCGATGCGGTACCCTCAAACAGGTCTACTGTTTCCGTCGCGGTCTGGTTATAAGCATGCTCGGTTACGATAACCTGCGTCACGGGCGTTGCGTATTCGACCGAGCCGCCGCTGTACATATGGTCTGCATCGATCTCCGCTGACTGGGAATCCCATAACCCCTCTATGCGGATTACCCCGTTATAATCCACCTTGAGCGTTGCGCCGATCGCAAACAGGACTTGCGTCAGGTTCTCGCGCTTTGTGGCGATGGGGAGCCAGCCATACAGCTTGATACTCTTGATATTGTTCTTTACAATAACGAGATACGGACTGCAAATATCCGTAACCACCTCGTCTACCGTCTGGCCGGTATAGATGCCTCCGTTGTGATAGGATTCGTCTAACAGGCCGACGGTGGAGGTGCAGTCAAAGCGGTAGGTGTTGATATTCTCTCTGGATATCTTTTGGACATAAAAAGTCCCCATTTGCGTATCATCGTGAAAATACGTCAATGGGGTATTCCTTTGAAATTGTGTCAGCGTCGTATCGTCGCTTGTTACCTCAAAACTGAACGCGTCGATCTCAAGAGAACTCGACAAAAGCGACCGCGCGTAGTAAGGATTGCCGCTTTTTATTGCGGATTCATCAAATGTTTTATCTAAGTATTTGATTATATTTCCCATATTCATGTCCTCTGTGGTGCCATTGCAACAAACTTAACGGAAAGCCCTGTCCAGTAGGTTTCGCTTGCGTTTTTGCGCGCAAGCGTATCCTGTCCGGTTGTCACATACATTTCAAAGGTGGACATGCCCTGACCATACGGTAAAATGGCTATATGGCTGTCAACCGGAGCAGAAAGCACTTCATACAAGCTGTCATAGTCTGAATAGTGGCCAATCTTGGGGTATATCTGCAATTCATAGTTATAGAATGTACCTGTAATATCTCGCGTCATTCGGCCAGACGTAAGGCGGCCTGCATTTTTACCGTCCAGTATATCAAAGCTGCGCTTTACGCCACCGGCGGGAACGAGTACGTCATACTCCACATCATCAACGGTCAGGATCATAGCGCACCCCCTGTCACAAGATTCATCCCTCTGCGGCGCGTTTCGGATGAATTATAGTTTCCGGTAATGCGCGCGAATTTCTGACCATCAATGTACAGATCGATAGGCGCATTCCCATTCGCTCCACCGCGCTCTGCCAGAACCTCGGAAAGCGCTTGTTTGATCGTTGAAAGCGGTGCTTCAATATTTGTTCCTGCTTTTTGGTCGCCCAGAACGGCGAGGAACTCATTATTCGGGCTGATTACTGCGCCGGATGCGAGATGGGGAAGATTATCAAGAGAGTATGCGGACATCGCATACCCCCCTATGCTTCTACCGCTGACAGAGGCACCAGTTGCAGCCCTTTTATTTGCGCTATTGATATTGTGGATAACCATTGCAATTCCCGTTGCGATTGATGCAGCGGCTAAGAGCGCGCCTGCGGGGCCAGTGATTGCCCCAAGCGCAACAGCCAACGCTGCTACTGCTGCCACAACACCATATATGACTGTCGTTACCTTTTCTAAGGTTGTCATGTTTCCCCATGCTGCTGTAACAGATATTACAAGCCCTAAAATCGTAGCCAGAACAACCGCCATCGGATTAAGCGATGCAACTAATTTGGCTATTCCGGATATAATTCCTGCAATTTTCCACGCAGCAACAAATGCCACAACCAATTCGATTAATGTTTGTATTACTTCTGGATTCTCTGCCAAATAATTAAACAGATTTGTTAGGAGGCCGAGTAATGCAGGAAGTGCAGTCTGGGTCACCCACGTAAGGAAGGGCAGTACTTTGCTTTGCCATATTGATTGAACCGCTATGCCTATCGCGTCTACTGCACCCTTGAGTGAAGTTAAGGTAGACGCAACAGCGGAAAGAAGCGGCTCAAAGTTGATGCTTGCCGCCCAAGCCGCAGTCGCTTGCACGATACGGTCAATTGTGCCGACAATGCTATCAATAATGCCAAGAATCGCTTCCCATATCTGAACGCCGTTGTTGTTGGCCTCCCATGCAATTTGAAGCTGTTCTGCTATATTGCCGATAGCCGTAGCGGTGTTTTGCACGATGGAAAGAATATGCGAGAAAATGGATTGCCCCAATCCCGCTTCATTCCACGCTATCAAAAACGCCTGTCCTATGGAATTTGCAAAGCTGGCTATCTGCTGTACCATCGTCATGATCGCGCTCAACATAGCCTGTCCGGCATTACCATTTTCCCACGCAGCGAGGAACGCCTGACCAATGGATGCTATGATCTGGATTATGGTATTGAGCAGATTCATCAGGGTTTGCAACATTTGTTCGCCGACGTTGTTCTGCTCCCACGCCGCCCTAAAGGCATTTGCAATAGCGCCTACGATGTCAAGGATGGTTTGAAGCAGAAATTGCAGGTTATTCAGTGTTGCTACGCCCGTGCCATTCGTCCAAATACTCATGAACGACTGGCCAATTGCAGAAACCATGCCTTTCAGGGCTTCCAACGCGGCTTTCGCTGAATCAATAGTCGCCTGCCCATATTGCGCCCACGAATCCTGAAACACTTTCCAGAAGTCGGTCAACCATTGCGGCATGGGGATTTGTGAATAATCCGTATCAAATTGCGGTTCGCCTGGCTTCGGCTGCTCCTGCTTCTCCGTGCCATTGCCGAGCTTTTGAATGGTGTCGAAGCTGGCAAGGGCTTTTTCCGCATCCTTTGTCGCCTGCGTCGTCTCTTCCGTCGCCTGCGCCTGCTGATGCAGGGCATCCGCATTCTCCTGCGCCTTTTGTGCGGTAGTGCCAAATACAGACGCAACAAACTGCGCCATCTGCGCCGTGACCTGCGCCAAGGCTTTCATCAGCATATTGAGCCATGGCAGGATAGTGTCATAGATCGGCTGAAACGCCGTCAGCAGATTGCTCTTGATCTGGCCGAATGATTTTGCGAAATCCTTATTTGCAAGCAGCGCCTTTCCCAAATCCTCGGTTAAGGCAGTCAGCGCCCTCGATATAATATTGAAAAACAACGCGCCCGCAACAATGCTGCGGAGACGGACTGCAACGGCACTTGCCTTTTTTCCGGTCTTATCGAGCGCTTTGGCGCTGGATTTCCCGAATGAACTGATTTTGTTTTTCGCCTTATCAGCCGCCGCCCCGATGCCGCTGCCGAGATTCTTTTTCAGGCTCCCGAAAGTGTTGGCAAGGGCAGCTTTCAGCTTGCCTATAACACTGTTGTTCTGCCTGATTTTCTCATTTACCGTATTCGAGAAGTCGGAAAATTCAGCTTTTGACTGTTGCAGCCCCGCGCGCATGTTCTCAAGCTTGACCTGCTCATTGGACAAATTACTCTCAAGATTCTGCCCAACCGTGCTGTTCCGTGCGCTCTCAACCGTTTCTGCCAGCGTTTGACGAAGCTGCGCGGCTTTTTCATCCGCTTTTCTCAATCCCTCGGCGAGGCGGTCCGATTCTGCGGTAAGGGCATTCAACCTTTGCGCGGATTCAGAAAACTCTTCCTGTGGAATCGCGCCCACGGCAGCCTGTTTGAGCTTTTCGCTATATTCGGCCTGCGCAGAATATGCTTTTGCGTTTACCTCTTCAAGCTGCTGCGCCAGCTTTTTTGCCTCGGCTTCCGTCGCTTCCAAATCAGTCTTCATTTTCAGCCCGCGCGCGCCGCCAGAGGACACTTTTTCCCATTGCGCGGCAAGCTTCTTGACTTTCTCGGCCTGACGCTCTACGGCGGCAGTCTGCTTCTCAATGTCCTTTGACATTTGGGCGATCTGCTTTTTGGCCTGTTCGTCGCTTACGGTAGCTTCTATTCTGATGGAGCCGTCTGCATTTGCCATTCAATCACCCCTTTCGTTCAAAATGGGTATAAGAAAACCACCCTACGATGTGTAAGGTGGTCTATGTGTTGAGTTGTTTCTGCCTTGACTTTGGCAGCGCGCATGATATAATATAGATACAAAGGGCGCAGTCGGTAGACGGTTAGCCCCCTGAAGCATTAGAAGTAGCCGCTTCATTTGGACGTGAGGGCGGCTACTTCTTTTTATTGTCTAAAATACGCTCGATAAGTACGAGTACAATGACAAGTATTACGAGATATTCCATACAACCGCCCCCTTTCAGGGGCAAGACTTAACCGCCTACCGTTGGCACGACTGCGCCCGCCCCCTTATGGGGGCTTTTTTATTATATCATAGCGCGTTGTCCAGTGTCAATTTATAAGGTTTTTTGCAAACGAAACAGAAATTACCCATCAAACTGCGCCCAAAACGCTTCTACTGCCTCTTTTTCTTCATCAGAAAGCGCAGGCGCGGGGGTCAGATTCCGCTTCAACCGTTCATAATCATGCTTTTGCTTGCCCTTCATTTTGCTGGTATCAGTACCCCGTATCTGTATGGCATGCGATAGTGCGCTGCTTTCATCAAGGCTATCTATCATTGCCATAAACTCGAACCAGTGCAGCTTGGTTTTATGCAATTCGATTCCAAACGTTTGTCTGAATGATGAATACAGCCGCGCTGCGTCAAAATCGAACCACATAAGGCGCTTGCCGCCGCTTTCCATCTCCTTTTCCTCTCCGCAGCGCATGAACCACGTCAGGCCAGCAAGCGCAGTTTCAAGCGGCGGCAGGCTTTTCCCATAGAGGAGGCACAGCGCAACCCATATCCGATCTTCTTCTGATAGATTGGGATCATCCAGAACGAGGGATACCTGGATGCCGATACGGTAATCCGTCCGGATCAGATATCCCTCATAATCCTCTGGAAGCCGGTCAAGCAGCATGTTATACACTGCCGACACGCTCCGCACTGTACTTGTTCATATTGGCGACACGCTTGTTGGTATGCTCCTCAATAAACGGCAGCAGTTTGGTAAACAGTTCAATGAACATATCAGAGGACGGGAGAACATCACCAAACACCTTTTTGCAGGTATCTTCCCCGATCAGCGCATCCGTCTTATCGCGTACTTCCTCATCGAACTTTACAACGTCGTCAATTGTTTCTGCAATATCGGCTTTCTTAGCTGAAATCGCCTCTGCCCGCGTTTTGATATCGTTCAGAAGCCCATAAAAGCCTTTTACAAAACTGTCGTCAGACAGCGGCAGGCGGATCGTGTCGCCCGCGTCGTTTACCTCAATCACCTTAACGCCATTGTTAATTCTGATACTGTCCATTTATTACACCCCTACTCCATCAGCCGTAAATGTCGGTTTGCCAGACGTAATTTTTACCGTCCCTGGGATCGGGTCGCCTACATAGTTGAGCGTAAACTCCAGCGTCGGTGTCTCACCGCCCGCGCCGCCATAGGTATCGACCTGTACGGAAACCTCCTGTACTTCTGCCTTGTATGTGATATCAGGGCTTTCTCCTGTAGAATCCCACATATCAATATTGAGCAGCCAGGAATGCGAACTTCCGAGAGTGGCACGGCTTCTCCGCTTCTGGTTCACATACTCAAACACCTCGTCGCCCTTCGTACACTGCTGGGATACGCTCATGGTGGGCTGGTATCCGGTAATTTCCGTTGTGGCCGATTCCGAGATAATGTCCTGCTCAGTTTCGGTCTGCGCGCCATAGTCAGTTGATGCCTCGGTAACGTTTTTGCCAAGACGCGCCCATGTTGCTGCCGAATATTCTCCAAACGTCTCTCCAACATCAAGAAAATGTGCAATCAGCGGTCTTTTAATTTTTTCTGTTACTGCCATATTAACCTCCTACTTCATATTCCATTGTCATCAGGATTTGATAATCTTCAACTTTATCTTCGTACCTTGCAAGCAGGCTCGCGGAAGATGTGCGCTGCACGGTGGTGACGGTTTTCCCATCGTCCAAGTCTGGCCAATTCTCCTCGGCCCATTCGCCAAGTTTATTCAACTCGCTTTCCGCGTCTAACCGTTCTTCGCTATCTGTGGGCAGGGACCTGTACAGTATCCCGAATTGGTACTGTGCCTCATAGCTTCCATCAATGTACTGTGCTGTCTTATACGCCCCCTGGATGGTCGTCAAGCTTATCCCTGACCTTTCCGGCGGGAGATATTCAAACTCGATAGCAGGGCTATGCTTTTTCAGCCACAAAAGAACGGCGCGCGATATGCTATCCTGTTCGCGTGCCGTTACATAGCTTATCTTTTTACTTGTCGGCAAGGATTTTCTTCACCCCCTGCTCCCACTTCTCTTCGTTCACGGCTTTGCTTACTTCAAACCAGTGTGAGGTCGCTTGTGGATGCATTGACTTATTAAATATTAAGTTCTTATCTGTCAGTGCTTTCCTTGAGCCTTTTCTGGCATAGCTACTTCCCGTTTCAGGGTCTATCATCAGCTTCCCATAATACAAATAGCGCGCATATGGCATTGCATATACAATTGCATTCCCGTCACGATGGACATTGGTTGATAAGGCTCCAGTGAGCGCAGGCACAAATTGGTCGGTGTCTTTAATAATTTCTTCTTGCAACCAGGCATTCGCTTTTTTTATCCGTCCATCCAGCACATCATCCGGAATATCGATAGCAAGAGAATACCGTATCATTTACCACCCACCTCCCAATGCTGCATCTGCGGCGAGCCATAGTCATACCGCGCAACCGAAGTCACGCGGTACACCTCATGCTTCTCCCTGTTCGCCTGATAGCTCCCCTCGTCCGGAACGTCGCCATAGGCGAAGTAATCCGTTTCAGGGTCGAGCCGCAAATCCGGCGCAACGGAAAACGGGATATGCAACGTCACTGTATCCGCACTGTTCATCGCCGTTTTGGAAACGGATGTGCCGCGCGTAGATTCCAGCAGGACACCGGAAAGGACTGTCCGGCCGGACGGCTGGAACAGGGTCACAGTGTGGGGTAATCGCATGTCCCACACCTCCGTCCCCTGTACAACATGCCCGTTCTTGCAAGGTACTGTGCTGCAGCGCTTTTCAATTGTGTTTGGGATTCCTGCGATGCCTCCGCACCGCCACGATAGCTTACAGACCACGAGCCTACGCTTTCGCTTTGCTTTTCCTGTTCTTCAATAGAACGAGATTGGTACGCATCGATCACGCGGTATTGTTCCGCAACAGCGCAGCAGGCCATTTTCAACGCATCAAGGCTGGGGTTTTCCCCCGCCCGTCCCTGCGTGTAGTAATCCAAAAAGGAGCTTGCACGCAGCGCAAGGCGAGGGAAATCACTTTCTGTGATGTCTGTTCCCAGATATGCTGTTTTGTAATAATCATAGTCTGCGTAAACCATTACGCGCCCTCACTTTCTTGCACGGCTCTTTGATTTGGTCTGCGTCTCAAAAGATGCCTGCTTAAAATTGAACGTTACCACGCTGCTATCGTCTACGATCACTTCAAACGTGTCATTCCGCGACACCCTGAATATGATGTCTGGATCGAATACGATATCCTGCTTTGTGGGTGTCCCATTTTTCTTGAATGTCATTTTGGTTCCAGATTTGGTGAGGTGGAACGGAAAGTAATATCCGGCTTGCTCCTCCGGCTCGCTGCTAAATCCAGTAAAGCCAGTCACATAATGGAACGTGCCGACCACTTCTCCGCTCTGATAAACTTTCAGATCGTTACCCACCATATCGGAAACCTGTTTCCCCAATAGGGTCTGACTGCCGGGGAAAAGGGTTAGAGTGTCAGACCCGATCATTCCCCCGCCTTGTAGCTGGCAAACGGGAACGGATTGGAAAGGCTGGCGTTAAACGCACTCTTGGGATTTGCAACCTCCCAACCGAGACGCATAACTGCACGAAGCGCAACCATGTCGTTCTGCATGAGGTTATATGTGATATCCTTGGTGGACGGGTCCTGAATCACACCGCTGTCAAAAATCTTGAAGGTCATGTCCTGCCGAATCGCATAGATAAGCTGGTTCCAGTCACCGACAATCATGAGGGACTTGGTTGCGTCAAACGCACCGTTGTTGGGGAAGTACATGTCCATTCCATCCAGCGCATAGCGGGTGCTGCCCTGCATATCGGTTTTGAAAATGGGCTGTCCGTTCGCATCCACAAGGCCGCGGAGCTTCGCCCGCATACTGATTGCTGCCATTGCGCCATTGGGGATGAATCCATCCTCTTCAACCTTGGCGATCACGCCGCCCTCTCCCATGATATCCTTGAAGATATTAGCGGTCGCGGTTACTTCGTTGCTCGCCGTGCTGATGGATGGGACAAGCCCATCACGCCAAGAGGTCGGCTTGTTGACACCAAACAGAATAGCGGCATCGATAACCTTTCCAAATGCTTCGGTCAGGCGCGGTCGAACCTCACCCCAAATGTCATAAGCACTGTCGTCCAGCACCGCTTCGGGGATAGGTACGATAACAGCGATTTCCTCTGCCGTGATTTTCTTATCTTTCCACGCCATCGTGGTAGTCTGCTTGAAAGCATTCTCTTCCGCACCGCTTGCAGTTGCCTCGCCGTTCACAAAGTACGCCGTGGGCAATGCGTCAAGTACATTGATGGTCTGCGTCTTGCTGCTCATGTTAGGCAGACGGCGAGCCATCCTAAGCACGGCACTCTCCGCAATCGCGCCCTGCATAATCTCGCGGGTCACAGGCTCAGGGATAAGCCCGCCCAATTTTGTTCTGTCAATTGCACTTACTGCCATAATCTAAGTCTCCTTTCATTTCAGCGCTCCACGAATGAGCGCGTTCATCATGCTGTTTTCCGTTTGTTCTTTTGTTCCGTTGCCGCCAACAGGCGCAGTCCAGTCGAAAGTGGGATTCTTGCGATCTGCTGTCAGTGCATCCACAGCCTGCTCGAAGGTGGTCTTGTCATCCACCATCTTTCCGGCTTTGAATGTGATAAACTCCGCTTCTTCGCCGGAAAGACCTTTTGAAGCGACGTAATAGCTGCGCCTCAGTTCTTCAAGTTCTGCTTGCGTGGTTGTCAGCATACCGGTAGCGTTATCCGCTTCGGTTGTTTTCGCTTTTAGCTGCTTCGCAAGTGTTGCGGCTTCACTTGCTTTGCTGTCAAACACGTCTTTCTTGACATACCCGCTTAAATCTACTGCATCGGGAATCTGTACGCCAAGAAGTGCAGCTACTTTTTCGTCGGCGGTCATGCCATCGAATCCCTCAATCGTACTGGTGTCAATCGTTGCCATGTCAATTCTCCTTTGGGTTTTTAAGACTTCTCTGTCTTGTTTTGGGTTTCCCGACTTCTCTGTCGTTTGGGTTTTAACGTCTTCTCTGACAAAATGGGTATAAGAAAAGCGCCATGCGTTCGCACAGCGTTTGACTTATTCAATTATTTTAGCGCGTTCCCATTGTTCCGGCAGCTTTGCCGCCTTACTGAACGCCCTGTATTTTCGTTGTAAGCGGGTGATGCGGGCTTTGGTTTCCTGTTCCCGCTCTACCATGCCAGCCGCATTGTAGCCGATCCTTCGGCGCTCCAGTTTGCGCAGCGTGCGCTCGATCTCGCGCTGCTTCTGCGTCGCTTCATATGCGGTATACCGCCGTCCTTCATAGGTGATAGGCGGCGTGTCAATTTCCTGAAGCTCCTTATCGGTATATGCCCGCTCGGATACACCTTCCAGAAAGGCGTACTTTCGGTGTCTGCAATTAGCTCCCTCCAATCCATCGACAGCGCCCAATCCACAAACTGTGTATATGTTCGGGTATTTGCTGTCCGAGCGCGTACTGTAAACTTTGCCTTGCCAGCTTTTATGATTTTGCCAGCCAGCGCCTTTATCGCGCGCGCCTCGATGGGCTGTGACCTCATACAGATCGGTTTCCAATACCTCCGCTGCCGCTTCCGAATATTTTGCGGTAACCTGATTCAGACCTGTCATAATTGCACGCCTTGCGGCCACATCCGCATGATCTCGGTGTCCGCTGGCATAATCTACAATGCTTATGCCGCTGTCCGCTAACTCCCGAACAGCGTCTTCCATTGCCTGCTGCACGGTAAATGAACCGGAATATACTTTCAGCTCGGCTTTATCGAGCGCCGCCTGATATGCCTTTGCAATGGGCTGAAATGTTCTCACGCTTCCACTCTGCACTGCAAAGCCAAGCGAACGGGTGATATTGCGGTATCCGTCAAGCGTCTGCGCCTTGATTATTGCAATATCCACAGCGGACACAAGGTGCGCTGGCATGGTAATGCTTGCTTTATCCGCTAAGCTATCGTAGTATCTCCGGCTCATATCGACTACTCTGTCAAGCGCTGCCTCAACCTGCGGAATTGTGCTTTTGGTATTTTCCGCTATGCACCTTTCTATATCATCCATATCCAAACCAATAGAGCGCAGGATGCGGATATCATTGACTGCTACTTCATTTAGCTCGCCTGTCAATCGGAACCGGCTGCATATCTCCCGCAGGATATCATTCTCCAACCCATGCACCGCATCTATGATCGGTTGCGGCGCAGCCTCCAGGTATTCCGGTGTAATGGGAAATTTCATTATTCAACTTCTTCCTGCGGTTCATCCGTCATATCCTCCATCTTCGGCAGCATCTTCTTGGCTGTCTCCTCGTCCTCGTTCATCCACTTAGCCCGAAACTCCCAATCATTCATAATGCCGGCGTTCAAAAGCTGCATGTCTCGTGCAAAGTCTGACTGCTTATCTTCGATAATACTGTCGTCAAAGTCTATGGATATTTCTACGTCCTCATTCAATCCTGCACTCATTGCTGTATTACCCAAATGCAGGATGATTCGACATAGTTCCACAAGCACCTGCTCCAGAATGATCTCATGTTTCTTAATGGTGCGAAACAGGGTGCTATTCTCGCTGACGACTTGGGTGGCGGTAGCCACGCTGCCTTGATCGAACCTGTAATGATTCTCTCCGAATCCGCACTTGCTGGATAATAAATTAAGCTGATCCTGTACCCCTATATTCAATTCTGCTGTTCGAAGCTGCGGGCTGATCGGCTCGACAACGTTTCCCTCTTTCGTATCCTCTGGCAATAGATAAAATCGGTTGTCTGCACTATTAACCGTTGGCTCTCCGTCTATATAATCCGTTGCTGGCATCTTCACCATTAGCAACAGCGCGCCATTGTCAAACTCATTTGCATAACAGTTATAAGCCTTGTCTACCCCTATCAGCACATCAACGGCATTCGCAAAGACAGATATTCCAAGCGGAATGGAGTAATCAAAGTTGTTTGCAATGTTGGGGCGGTCAATAACGAATTGACGTTTATCGGACTTTGTGTGTACTACAGACGGGACGCGTTCAAATCCCTGCACATCCGTCAACGATAATTCCGTATCCAAATTGTTGTTACGGTAGCGGTAAATTCGGTTCTCAATGTCATACAAGCCGTTGACCTTATGATGGATTTGCAGGTAGCAGTAATCCTCGCCGCTGACCGTGACCACGCTGGAAAAGGCGCACTCGGTGATAATGCCGTTCTGCCATGCGATAGGCCATATGTTTTCGATCGTAACATAGTCCAACACGATACCGCTCGCGCTGCCAGGGGTAGGACCTGCCTCTGTGGCTTCCATTCCTACCACACGCGGAATAAAAGCTACTGTGCCAAGCGCGAAGGCCATTTCCTGCAGTTCGTTTGACTTTACAAGAAAATTGTTTTCCTCGAATGTACGGTTTATAAATTTTTGTTCCTTTTCCCCCTCTAATGTGATAGAAACTTTCTCATTCATCAGGAGATTTGCCCAATCCTCACAGACTTTCTTTGCCATGCCAAGCGATGCTCTTTCGCATTTTGCCCATTCATGGCCATTGTACCTTCTGTAAGTATGGATGCCTTTTACTTTTCCTATATACCAACTTTTCCATTCATCTACTTTTCGGTAAAAGCTTTCGTCTACGGTAGAAAAGCCTAATTCTTTCAGCTTCCCAATTACATTCATGCGGTCGCCCCCATTATCCTGCATATACGTTCCAGTGCGTATCGCGTAGCATCTATCAAATGGTTGTCTTTGTCCGGATACCCGCTGATGATCTCGCCATCCTTATTTCGCTCATATTCGTAATTGACAAATTCATCGTAGGCATGTGGTGTGCGGCGGCGGTCAATGACTATCTTTCGGCGCTGCAACCACTTCATGCCATAATCTACGCTGCCAGGGCCTTTGACTGCTTCTTTTGCCGGAAGCCCCATCGCCCGATAATCCGCTGAAGACTTCGGCTCTGCGTTGTCGCATGTAATATAAGCGTCTCTATATCCTTTTTGCAGTATCAGCTTTCCGCTTGCATCGTTTGTCAGCTTGTTCTGATATATTTCGTCAATAAAATAAATCGTTTCTCTCGCTCTATCATAATGAAGCCGGATAAATGCAAATGGATCGGGAAACCATCCCCAGTCAACGCCTTGGTAGATGCGGTCAAAAGATGCGATTTCTCTATCTGTGATTTCACGCAATTCCAAATTCTCAAATACATTCCCGCCGGTACCGACTGCTTCCCCCAGATATTCGTGCCGGTATGCCCGCTCATCTGTGGCTTTCAGGTGTTCAGCTTCCGTGATAAACTGCTCTCCCAGCCATTCGGACGGTGCTTCAAGGTATGTGCTTTTGTGACACAACCTGTCTTTACGTTCTTCCAAGCTGTCTTTATTCGCCCAATTATCACGGCTGATAGGAGGGTTATAACTCTCAAAATTCCAAAACTTAGACCCTCCGCGCATAGTAGATTGCAGGATAGTTCGTATCTCTGCCCGACCGGCAAACTGGTCTTTCTCTTCAAAGTGTGTCACCGCGATATACCCAAACGGCACCTTGATAGACTTTATTTTCATCGGGTCGTCTGCACCGCGAAACATAATTTTCTGCCCTGTCGGTCGGTATATCAGTTCCATCGGTTGTACCTTTGCATCCCAATAGGCCGCCATACCCAACTCACCTATCGCCCATAAGTACTGCGCGTATACGCTATCGCGGATGGTATTGGCCACTTTGCGCAGCACAACAGCATGCGTTCCTGGATTGGCAATAAGTATCAGCGGGACAAGCAGCGATACGCAGGAAGATTTTAACGAGCCCCGCCCGCCGGATAAGTCGTAATGCGTGTGTCCATGTTGAAACACGTCGCGCGCCAGAAAGTGAAACGCGGGACCTATCACAGATGATAGTTTAGTTTCAGACATCGATTATCACCTTTACTCCATTGTCGTTTCCGCTTCCCGCTTCCTGTGTCGTCGTCCACTTATCGATCAGCGTGCCAAGGGCGGTTGTAATCTGTGCCGGTGTCGCCTCGGCCAGCTTGTCCTCGCTATTCAATACATCCAGCCCTTTGTCAATAATCTCGCACACAACGCCGCGCTTACTTTCCATGTATGCTATGATATCAGCGGTATTCTCTTCCTTTTTTCGCTGCAATTTTTGTCTAATATCTGTATCATTCGTGACAATGTTCTTTACTGTCTGCCTTGATACGCCGTGGATTTTCGAGACGGCATTATAGCTGCCAAGTTCAACATAATCCGCAACTATTTTCTTCCTCTGTTTATCCGTCAGCCGCGCAGCCATAACGCCACCTCCAATCTGCGCAAAACAAAACCGCCATCCGTCAGGATAGCGGCTTTCCTTATCCAAGACTTGCAATTATGTCGCGCTCCCTATCGGATAGCATCCACTTATGCGCTGCATCACGTTCAGCCACAGCGCGTTCAGTCGCCACACATTCAGCCGCCGCGTGTTCAGCCGCAGCGCGATCCGACAATAGCAGCCCTGCTCCGAAAATGGTTTTCCCGTTTTTCCTCTGTGCGTCCAATGCGGATATTTGTATGCAGTCTTTTCTCCGAACCTTAAAATCGATACCGTATTTACTGTACCTCTGCATCATTGCCGCAGTCACAACATGATCAGGATAGTCGTATTTCGGCAGCGTCCGCACCTTTTCTTTCCGCAGTTCTTCGACCACGCTATTAACAGCCGCGCCCAATGTCGGCGCTGTCTGCATTACAACATCGTCGCCGAGGTTCGTGACAAATGCCGTTCGGACGATTGCACCGTTCTCGTACTCAATTCCTGCATTGCAAATAATATGATTCATCCGCATGTAGACCTTTTTGCCTGATAGAGCAGTAAGCGACGGTGCAAATAGGAAGAATGAGATCTCCTTGTCGAGATAAAACTCGCATATCTTCACCAAAATAGAAAACGGCGGATTGTCCAGCACAACACATCCGTCCGGATACGCGAATTTTTCATAGTCCCCGTCCGGCCAAAAAGGCCGGACAATCGTCTTCGGATCGATGTTGTATTCTGCGCACGCCCAGTCTTTTACCGCATCATATACAAGCGGCGGCGTGTAACAATCATCTGTTGTTTTCTTCGGCTTGAACTTTTCTACAAACTCTTCATATGTCTTGCTTTTCATGTTTCCTCCAAAGCAAAAGCACCCTCGATTGAGAGTGCTTTTTTATTCGGGCAACTTCTCGCCCGCACGAATAAATTTGGGGGACAGCCGGAATCGAACCGGCGCGCATCCGCTGTTGCGCTTTCCCAATGTCCCCATATACCCGCTTATCGCGGGTATCGCCCGCCCTGCACACACTACGCCAAGGAAAGGGATTACTCACCTCTCTTTGTCATGTAATTTAAGGCACATACATGGTGCGTGCTGCGCAGGTGCAGGCTTCTTCTCTTATGCGAGCTATCGCGCCGCATACGTCCGGCTGTCGGAGGGGAGCTGCCCCGCACCTCCCAGCTTCGCCAACGAATAGGAGGCGTTCCACACTGGGAGCTTCACATGTGATCGCGCTTGCCCCGTGGCCTTTGGTGCTTCGGCTTTCGCCTCGCCCCGCGTGGGCGATGATCGGAAACAGTTTGCCCCGCCGCCCTCATGCGGGCTTAGGGACATGTTGATATGCGGGTGAGGATTTGCACCTCACATGAGTGGATTGCTGTCTAACGCCCGTCGCGCATTTCTGCGGCCTGCAAACACGAGGGACTATACCCGCACCGCCAGCAGGATAATAGGTGCCACTCTACCCGTCACCATAGCGTCTACCTTATTCCGCCACCGCATATTCTACATTTGTTCTTTTATGCCTCTGTTAAGCGTTGCCCATCTCTCATCACCTACCTCATGGGGCGGCGTGACGGTAATGAGCCGCCACGCTTCGCAGTTTGTGTATACCCGCCCTGCGTCGCTTCGCATCATGCTCGCCGCATATTGCCCGAATAACCCGTCGGGCGCGGGAAAAACTATGGCTCCCCCTCTGCCTCATGCAGCTTTGGGGGCATGTCCCGCCCAGCACCGGCCGGACGGGTAGAAATGGAGGAACACATGAATTTCAGGCTGCAATCGGCATTTCCATATACTTTTTGCTATTATACATAATAGCAAAGATTTTCCGCACAAAACGCACACATTTCATTCAAAAAAGCGTTTTACCTTCATCCTGACAGCACTTTCCTTATTGTTCACCATTCCAGCAGTTTTCACCCAGCTATATCCCTTTATGTAGTGGTAATGGATAATCTGCCTTAGCTGGCTGTCCTCCAGCCCGTCAATAAAATCCTCTATTTGTTCAAGCTGTTCTGCCACCTCTGCGCGGCGGCGTTTCAGACGGGCTTCTTTTTGTAGTATCCGCTTGTTCGGCCTGGTCTGTACGCCTGTTATCGTGACCGGATGCTCTGTATATGGGTACTCTGCAAACGATCCGCGCACCGTGTCTTTCACCGACCCGCCGTATTTCTTATACAGCGCGTTCAGCTCCGCTTCCCATAGCTTCTTCTCTTTCATCATCGCTTCGTACTGCTCGAGCTGTTTCAGGGTCACTCCCATACCTCCATTCCAAATATTTTTCGATTTCAGGTGAGTAGTCAGTCACTTTGTTCCTGCTCCCCGTCGTGGATGTTGCCGATGATCTCACAGTAGTATGCCGTCTCCACGCTCCTTCTGCGCCAGTCATGTGCCATCTGGAAAATCGCATTATTTTCGTTCCACTCTACTGTGTATATTGAGTTCTCGTGCGGGTCATAGACGTTGTCCCCCTCAAAAATCTTCTTCCCGTTCTTATCGGTCAGGCCGGTGTACTGGCAGACCGTGGAGGGATCAACTTCAACACGCGGCCCTGTAATATCATGAATATCACAAATTTCATGTACATCAAGTACGCCTATTGGGCCTATGTAATACCCTTCCACCCATTCGCCATCACTCAGCCGCCTTGCTTTGAAAAGGATCTCTCTCATTGTTTCAGCCTCTCTTCCAGCCGCTCCAGTTTTTCCTGCTTATACTGTGCTACAATGCTTTCGCAATCGTGCAGTATCATCATCTGATCGAGCATGATAAGCACATCGGCGATTTCTTCAGCAATGGAAAGCTGATTGTCTTTCCCTCTGGCGTGCTTGCACAGTTCCTTTTGCAGTTCGGACATTTCTTCCATGACCATGAGCGTTTGGGCTTCTGCGCCGTATGTAGAAAGGGCGAGGCGGTATAGTTCGGTGTTAGTCATTCCGCACCTCCGATGATCTCGTCAAGGGTGACGGTTTCGCCGGGGCGGAGCGAGGGGAACAACTCAGAATCAAGAAAATAATCCACAACAACATCTTCGCTTGTCAGGAACAAGTGAGTCACACATCCATCTTTTTTTCTTACTATATCGGTATACTCTGACATAATACGCCGTATCGCCTTAGCGTCCTCCACCTCCTGCTCCGTCCAGCGGGGTTTGCGGATGATGCGGTCGGGGTTGTTAATGATGTAGCACAGTTCTCCGCCAGTGACCGAACCACCTTTAGCATTTCTTATTTCTCCGTCTGTACCGACAAAATAAACCTTGCATTCGTCAAATGGAAAATCGTTGAACTTGAAATTTTCATTGACTTCCACCCCAAGCACCTCGCAAATTCTCGGCTTGTCCATGTTGGCCTCCTTTTTAACTTGGTCGATTTCGACCACTTTATCATCCTCCACCACCTCATAGCCCATCAGGCGGGCGGCTTCGTTAACCCAGTTTTTTACCGTCTCTATATCTCGGTTAAAATTGGCTATGTCCTGGTCTTGGACTTCTTTGGGCTTATCTGCCCACAATTCCCGTCCTGCTCGTTGCCCATAAAAGAACTCCCATTTGGACAGGATTTCAAACACTTCGCCCGTCTTACTCCGAAACTTCATGGTCGGCCTCCAAAATTTTCTTTAATTCCGAAAGATGATCTTTTACCTTCCGAATAAACTGTTCATCCAGCAAGCCAGCTTTTTCTATGTTTTCGTTCCCGCCCAGGGCGGAAAACAAAGCAGCTGTCTTTTCCCACGCAGCAGATTCAGACCACTTTTTAAGTTCCGTTATAGTCTTTGCAGATAAGTGCATAGGCATGGTATCTATCACCCTCCCAGCGTAAATTTTCCACCAATCCAGCCAAATAGCTTGTTGCCGTTCGGCTGTCCATCCAATGTTCTTCATGTCCGAAAATCGGAGTATATTCGCTGTATGTATGCAGATCGGTCTGAATGCCTCTTGCGGACTTTGCGTATCTTTCGTTTGGCTCTAACCGCTGCAGAAACATATTGCCATCCATGATTGCAAACTTTTTCAATCTTTTTTCCTCCATTCTTCGCATGCATCTTCCGGCTCCGTGAAGTCGGCGCAGTACGGGGAATCTCCGTTAAAGCACACGCCCTGATAGTCCTCATACCAGGCGCAGGTGGCGCAGCACTTGGTCATGCTCGGCCTCCTCAAATTTTACTGTACCGCATTTAGGGCAGATATACAGATTTTTGTGCGCCTCTACTGTGTATATATTTCTCATCATGCCAGACGGGACGAAGTTTTTATATTGTTCAAATGGCTTGTCTTGCTCGTATCCACAGATGCACTTCATTTCAACATCCTCCACGCTTCTGATATTGCGTTTATTGCGTCTCGCTGCTCCTCTGTCGGCTCCGGCACAGGCAGGTTATTCTCTACCCTGATAAGCGTGTCCAGCGATGCCACTACATCCGCAGGCGGTTCTGCCCGCCCGCACTCATAGCCGCTGAGCTGCGCCGTGCCGAGGCGCATAATCAGCGCCATATCATACAGCAGCATGTCGTGTCGGAGGCGGTATGCGCGCGCCTTGCGCCCAAAGTCAGTCAGCATCCTTCATCCCCTCCAGTGCGGCCTCGGCCTCTTCGCGGGTCAGAAAGACGGTTTTGCCAAAGTCCTCAAGGCTAACCGCTCCTGAATAATCTAGTCGTAGATACTGCTCGTAATCATCAATATTGACACTTTC